CATGTTTTAGGTTCAGTAGGTTGTTCTTGGCCGAAGCCATTACATTCTAAATTACACCCAAAGAACCTAAGCCAAACAGAAGGCGTTCCTGCTAGTTCTGCTTCACCTTGAAACGACCAAAACATTTCAGAGTAACGAATTCGCATCTTTAATCCTTTACATAATATAAAAATAATATAACATCATATTCTATTTAAACTTCTTTGTCAAGCAATTCTTTAACTTCTTTGTCTATTTCAAACTCATCATCTATAACATCATTGTCTGAAGAACTTTCAGATTCTTCTTCATCAAAGTATTTAGGTCTTCTTTTAAAGACTGTAGGTGATGCTTTGGCAAAATCTTGTTTTTGTTTAGCATTGGTATCTATTTGACTTTGAATCCAATTTAGATATTCATAGTTATCACCACCACCTTCAATTTCGTCTAACAATTGTTGTAGATCAATACTCTGTAAATATCTAAGTTTAGTCTCAGTGTGCTTGGCTTCTTTTTTGATGCGGCGTATAAAACTGTAGTATGTTATTTGTGTAAAATATGCAAACGGATTTTCACTCTTTTCAGGATTAAATCTATCAGCATATCGTAAACAGTTTTCAATACCATCAAGAATCATTTCATCTCGGAAAGTATAGTTTACAAAATTAGATTTATATGCAAGATGATTGCAGATTTTAACAAAACATTCTGCTAAGTAATTGGTGCATTGAGGTCGTTTATTTCCTGCGGATTCAGAAACAGAGATTTCATTCTTCCACTCTTTCATTGCTTGAAAGAACTTTTTATTGTCAATATAATGAACTGATGATTTTGCCATAATTTATTTACTCCTCACTTTAATATACTATAATACTACAATAATTTATGTTTGTCAAGTGTAAAAAGTACTTGACAAGGTTTTTTCTAATTGATATAATTGGTTTGTTAGAAAGAAAGAGATAATCTAATGTATGACTTCATCACCACTCTGTAACTTATCAAGTAAATCTTTCAAATAATCAAGCTCATTTTTGTTTAAATCATCAGGGCTTTTTACACTAGAATCTTCTTTGTAAAAGTTTCCTTCAAAGTTAATATTCTTTTTATATGCAGTAGATACCATCTCTTCGTATGACAAGTTTAAACGAGCATCTAAAGGATTGCAAGACATTACGTTGTAATGTTCTATACAGATTTCAGTTTCTCTTGTTAATATTAAATAAGGTCTTAGCGTCATTTGTTCACCTGTAAGTTTTCCTTGAGAATTAATCACAGGTTTAAAATGTACTTCTAAAGGATATTGTATTATAAACTCATCTAAAGATGTTATAATATCACCTATGATAGTAGTACCATTAATTAATTTAATTACTTGATAATTATTGTCCATCAATTGGAATCCTTACTAACTTGTAATTAAAACCTTCTTCATTGTATAATTTTATTCGTTCTATCATATGTATCAAAGTATAATTCTTTTTAGATTTCCATTGTAAGTCATCACCAATATCAAATAGATTGCAAGAAAGTTTATCAGTTCCTTTTCGTAATCCTCTACCAATACTCTGTAAATTTCTTACTCTGCTTTTACTAGGTGATGCAAAAACAATATTGTGTAAGTTCCTTATATTTATACCTGTGCTGAAAGTACCGTAAGAGGCCACAATAATTGCATCAATTTCATTCTCAGTGATAGCACGAATCTGTTCTCTAGTATCAGTATCAGTTCCTCCAAATACAAAAAAGACTTTTCTAGTATCACCTACTTTGTTATTAATCATATCAAATATTATTCTACCATGCTTTTCTACATACTGAAAAAGAACAAGAGTATTGCCTTTTTGTGTTATGGATAAATTTCTTATAATTATATTTCTTTTGTTATTACTAACAAGCCAATCCATTTCTTCCTGATACGTCATATCTTTCATGGATTTTCTATCACTTTCAGAGTAATCTAAAACCATAGCAACTATTTTTAATTCTGCTATTCGATTTGTGTCCATCAATTTTTTAGTAGTAGTTACGTGCTTTACAGTACCAAATATACCTTCAAGAACTAATTTATGAGTTTTGGATCCGTCTAATGTACCCGTAGTTCCTATTCGATACTTAGAGTTTACACACTTATCTAAAATAGTTGTTAATGATTTTGCTTTGAACAAGTGTGCTTCATCACCATATATTACATCAAACTTATCAAACCAAGACTTTGGGTACTTGTATATTGATTGCCAAGTAGATATTGTTATTGGATAATCATTTGTTTTTTCTTTGCCACCATAAATTCTGTGACAGTTTTCTGATACTTGCCAATTTTCTTTTGTTGCATAGTCTTGAAAGTCACCATATAATTGTTCAACCAATGAAGTAGTAGGAACAATAATCAGTTGTTTACGATCAAATCGTTGGTGATATCTTATAAGAGTATAAATTATAAGCGACTTGCCTGATGCAGTTGGAGATAGTAACAGACTTCTTCCATTATTTATTGCATGTTTAACTGCTTCAATTTGATAGTTCCGTATTTCAATATCTTTTTCCTGGCTTTGCAATTTTAAAGACTTTGCAAAATTCTCAACATATTCTGTTGATACTGGATCTCCTACATTCTCCATGTCAAGTTCTATAGGATATTCTAATGTATCTGCAAACTCTTTTAGATAAGGCAATAGCCCGACATACAGTTCTCTTCTATACATATTGTATAGCCGCGCTTTGCCATCCCACATTCTATTTTTATAGAGTGGCATAAACTTAGCACCTGGAACATCAAAGGTAAAGAAGTCATTGAGTTCTTGCGAAATACTAGGATCAGTAGTTACTCTCAAATACACTTCATTTATTTTAGTAACTTTTATCACATTAAACCATTAGTAAATTTGTGCCACTCAATTGCGGACTTTATATCCCATGTTCTGCTGCTCAAAGATTTCATTATAAGTTCACACTGATATAAACATGCTTTAATATATTCAATCTTGTCTACAACTTTTATTACATCTGGATCACCGTCTAGAAATTCTATCATTTCATTTTTTAAGGGGTGATTGCCTAAGTATTGTGACCAACCTAATTCTAAGAGTTCTTCTTTAGAGAGTTCTCCTCTATAATACTTCCACTTTAGTCTACGCAAAGATAACATTTGCGACTCATATTTTCTGAGTTGCAATTTAAATGTTGTTAGGTGATTAAGATATTTTGCGTGAAGTTCGGGTGTTTTAGTTGATGCGCTACCCAAATTCAATTCATCAATTTTACAATCTGATGTCCATTGATCTTGTAATTCATTCAATGTTATCATTGATAACTCCCATAAATAATATATTTTTAAATCTCAGACATTACAACATTATTTATACGAGAAAAAAATCTGTTAAGCGGCTTCAATCTTATACTGTCTATACCTGAATGATGCTAAACCTTGAAAGTATTCAGAATTTCCCAAATCAAAATCTAGTCCACTTAAAGCAACTGGGAAAACTTCTTGAAAAACAATTTTTATAAAAGGAATATTATTAGAATTTAAAATGAATAGTGTTGCTTCACTTGTTAAAGCGGCGGTTGCATTAACAACAGTTTTGCCTGGGAATCTATATATTTGAGATTGCACATAATTTGTATATTCTTCGGAGCTTTCTGGGCTACCTAAACCTCTCATCCAATTATATATTTCACTATAGTTTGCCATGTTTTCTTGTATAAGAAATCTTATGTTAAGTTCACCAAATGAAATCTTTTCTCCCGGCAAAGGAAAGTCAATCAAAGGAGTGGCTTGTGTAGCCACCCCTAAGGTAACATCGGGGATATTTGCTGATTGACAGAAAAACGAAACGTTAGGAATATTATGCACTAAAAACTTAAAACCATTAGGTCTCATGTAATCTAGTTCAGATGGATTACCTGCCGCAAATGTTGCTTCTGTAATAGTAGATGTTGGAATGTATGCCATAGTGTCACCTTTTCGATGACACTATTTATAATACTTAAACATTACATTCCGATTGAGGTTTTTACGATTACAAAAAATGGTAAAGATATACAAAAAAGCATTAAGAATGTTGAAAAAATTACTGGTGCTATCATACTACGATTACTCATAAATTATAAACCCTTGTTTTTAAAGTTACTTAAAGTAACGAAATTGCTACTCTAATACACTATGTATAATAGCAAGGATTTAGACAGTTGTCAACACAATTTACAGGCATAAAAAAAGGGGCTACGAATAGCCCCTTCAAAAATGTCCCTTTAGGGATTCTTTTTATTCTTACCTTACATCAAGTTTGATACCTTGACTTTTCTGTAGTACTGGTTACGTGCTGAAGTGAAAGTATCAGCATCAATAGTACCGTTGGACTGTGTTACGTAGGGGTTAGCAATCATACCGTAACGAGTCTTGAAGCCGATTTTTGGCTGGAAGGTGCTAGGATCAATTGCACGAACCATTTGCAACGGAACGTAAGGGCAGTAGAAAATACCTGCGTCATACGGGCTGGTGCCTTTGTAACCAACAACGTAGAACTGAGCAGCAGCACCAGTGTTAGCACTGTACGGATCTACATACACTTTGTATCGACCGTTAAGAACACCAGCAAAAGTATTGCCAGTATCATCAACATTCAAGTTGGTGCTGAGTGCGGGAGTGTAATCAAGAACACCAGCCATTGCCAAGGCGCTTGCAACATCTGAAGAACAGATGATGAAGTTGCCTTTGCCGCGACGAGTATCTTGTGCAATCGCATTAGCATCACGTTCAATATTGAACAGCAAGCCTTTGAAACGTTCAACTGACCAACGACCGTTTGAGTCAACGTCAAGGTCAAAAGTACCAGCAGTTGCTGTTGAAGCAGCACCTGGCTTAGCAACTTTATAAATTGTACGAATAACTTCACGGTTAATTTCAGCAAGAATCTCTTGTGAAAGGATGTTGGAGAGTTCGCTTTCTGCGTCCAAACCATGAATCGCTTTCAGATCCTGTGCCAATTCAATTGTGTATTCTGCTTTCAACGCAAGAGATTTAGCAGTTACTGTGGTTTTATCAATAGAGAATGCTACTTGAGCAAGAGCAGTAGAATCACCAAAACCTTCAGCAGTTGATGTAGATACACCAGTACCTGTAGTGTAAGCACCATCTACTGGGTTTGAACCAGCGTGAGTACCAGTACCAGAGAAGTCAGTGTCTGCTTCGTTAAACAGAGCTTCTGTACCATCTTGGGCAGTGTAGTGTGATCTCATAGCAAAGATCAAACCAGTTGGGCCAGTCATAGGCTGTACACCAGCTACGTCATATGCCATCAGATTAGGAAGAGATCGTCTTACCAAACTAATAAGAATAGGATCGTAGTTGTCGATACTAGCGCCAGTTGCGTTTGCATGAGTAGCTTCGTGGAGAATACCACGCTCTTCACGCATTGCTTTTTCTTGGTTTTCAAGAATTACGGCAGTTACTGCACGGCGATAAGGGTCTGCAATAGGTGCAAGGCTCTCATGCTTGAGTACAGGTTCCCACTTTTTTTCAATTTGTTCTGAAAGATACATTTGTGTCTCCTTTATTGTTGTATTTAATAACTTTACTATTTATAAAAATTAAAATTTAGAATGCTTGCTAATTGCTTTGGCATACTTACCCATTATACTATTGTCCTGTGAAACAAGTTCATTAACAGTATCTTCTAACGCATTGTCAGCAGAAGTGTTAACAGATGTTTTACGGAAATAATTTTCTTTAACTACTTTGAGTTTGTTATTATAAGATTCATCACTTGTGTAAGTAATATCTTCTACTAGTGTAGCAAACTTTTCAGCTTCAGTATCAGCCAAGTCCTCTGAAACTACAGAAAAAATATTTTGCTTTTTCAGATAAACTGCTTCTTCATTCAAGTTAATATTTTTCTGGATTTCTTCATTCAAATTAAATTCAAGAGCATCTAATTTTTCCTGCATCTCAGCTAAAACATCGTACTTATCTTCAGGGACTTCAATGTAATGTTCAGTGAACACTTGTTGCAATCCTTTAATAAAAGATTCAGTTATTTCGTTACGAAGGCCGTTTTCAATAGCCATTTCGTTTTCTTGCATCCAATTTTCTGTAACGTAGTTAAGATACTTGTCAATGTTTTCAACCAGTTCTTCAACACGCTCTGCATATGCTGCATTAGCCTGTTCTGTCAATTCAACTTCAATAGCTTCCACTTCAGAAATTACGCGAGAAGATACCACAGCTTCAAAAATTTCAGCCGCTTTAGTTTTAAATTCTTCTGTAAGATTTTCATCGTCAGCAAAAAGTGCTCTTAAATCTTCTTCAAACAAGCCTTCTTCTGTTGCATACTCTTCATCTTCTTCATACTCTTCTTCGTCTTGAGTTTCATACTCTTCACGAACACCAGCAGAATTAGGTTGATTTACAACAGAACTGGTATCTTCCATGTCCTGGTAGTTAA